TACGCCAGGGTGAGGTGGTTATGCGGGTTATAACCTACATGGATAGCGTCGATATGCCTTTGCAATATAAAATGATTAGGCAGGATTACTTCCCCTTTTCGCTTTATCAGGCCGACGTTAATCCCATGGAGATATATGGCGAGTCGTGGATTAAACACGTTATCCCGATGAACCGTGTATTGGACGCCCTCGAAAGTTCCATCTTCAAATACAATTACAAATACGCCATTGGGCGGATTGTACTCGATAAGAACAGCGGGGTTAGGATTATCACCAATGAACATGGTGACATTATTGAAAAGAACGCTGGTGCAGAGGTATCGTCGTTGCCTTTACAACCCTTACCTTCCTCTTACCAAATCCAGATCGGGAATATGCGCCAATATATCGAGGATGTGGGGGGCGCACACGAAGTCTCGATGGGTCGTATCCCTGCTGGTGTCAAATCGGGTATCGGTATTGCCGAATTAAAGGCCGCTGATGCGGTTAACCAACAGGATTTAGTGGACGCGCTCGAGGAGTTCCTATCCGATGTGGGTTACAAAGTTCTTCGCATAATCGCCGATAATTACGACATTCCTAAAATCATCAAGGTATTGGGTAAGACGGGTTCACCCGAACATTTCTCGGTTATTGGTGAAGCCGCCGCCAAAGGTCGCAAAAACCTCAAGGAGGTTAGGATTGGACCCGATACCTTTGCCTTATCGGTTATTGGTGCAGATAACGAAGTACAGGTATCGGTGGGTACTTGGTTGGCTTACACCAAGGACGCTAGGGTGGCACGTTTGCAAGAATTCTATTCTTCAGGGCTGATCGACCAACAAACCTTCCTTGAACACGCCGAGTTTGCGGACATTGAGGATATAGTCGACCGCACCCGCAAGGAGGAATTGCTCAAGAAGTTCAGAGGTACTCCTGCGGTATCAGCCGAGGGTACGGAGGTGTCCGATGAGGAAATCGCCCAACAGGAAAATGTCATGATGACCCTGGAGAAGCGAACGGACGTTGAACCTTTGCCCGAGGACAACCATGAGATACATCTGATGGTTCACCGAGATGCGGTTGGCTTTGCTGGCGATCCCATCCTTGAGGAACATATGCGAAAGCACGAGGAATACCTTAAACAAGGCAATAAATTGCCCGCCCGACCCGAAGCGGTAAACCCAGAATTGTCAGTCGCCCAACCTCAACTTGGAGGGGTAGCCCCAGGCGTTCAAGGCACCGCGCCCGCACCGACCGCACCAGTCAATCCCGAGGAGGCCGCCTTGCAACAAAGCCTACAAGCCATTATGGGAGGCTAGATGGACAAAACAAAATTACTCAAGTTGAGGAATGACATCGACCGATACTTGGAAAAGAATGACGCCACCGCCAAGGTAATGACGTTGGACAAAAATATCAATAGTTTCACCGCCCAAACGGTTAATGAGGCGTTTGCGGGATTGGGTACGAAACTAGACGCAACCTTGGCCACTCGAGGCAATACTACCCCTGAATTATTGGACGCACTAGACGAATTGGGCGATCGGATTGATAACGTATATAAGACAATAACGCCAACACCCGACCGAACGGAGGATTTAATCCAGGCGATCTCCAATATACGTTTTCCCGAGGTCAATTTTCCCAACGTTATCTCAGTCGATAATTTCCCACCGCAGAAGATCCCCCAACCAGTCACCAACGTTAAGTCGACTATCGTGGCGGATGATACGGGGTTGTTACAGGCAATCGTTGATGCCCTGGGTGGTGCAAGCAACGCGGACATAATCCACCAATATGGGGAGCAAACAGTCGCCGCTGGCAACACTATGGTCTTGGCAACCTACACCGTTCCTACCGCCAAGGTGTTAAACATATCAGGGCTGTATGGTGATGGTATCAACAACGGTATATTTAAGTTATATGTGGGGGGAGTAAAAGTATGGCAGGGTCGCAACGCTTGGACAGATCGCAACGTCCAGAGTTATTTAGTCTACGTCGCCACCGCAGGTCAGGTGGTTGAACTCAAGGTTACCAATAACGTTACGTCATCAACATTATATACAGGAGGATTTTATGGCAGACAAATTGACGCTTAATCAAAAGATTACTTTAATGGAGTGGGAAAACCGTATTCCCACCATGTTGGTTAAACGCCAACAAATAGAGATTGAGAAGTTAAAACTACAGGAACGGATGGACAATTATGCAAACTCCCTTAAAGATATTGACGATGCAATCGTCGTAGCCAAAAAGGAGTTTGAAGATTACAAAGCTAGTCTAAATTTGGGAGGGGGTGAATAGAAAATGGCAGATTACGATAGTTCCTTACCCGTACGGTCAGAGGTAAACAACTCGACTTCCGACCTACAAATCAGTATCGCCGATGGTACCGTCAACAGCCAACTTTGGAATATAGACACCAATGGGATTGGTCAGGTCAACCTTAACGATGGGACAACCGCATTAACCATCCAAACAGGAGGCAACCTCGGTAACGTTATTTATGACTCTACCGGGGCAAACTCATGGGGTATCAATTCAGGTGGTGCTGGTCCAGTTGTTATCCAGGACACCGATGTTACTCCAGATATAATGGCAGTTAATGATGACGGTTCAATCAATGTAAACGTTGTGACCTCAACAGCGGGTGATCAGATACACAAATATGACACCGTTGTTGGTGCAGCCGCAAGTGCCACCCCAGTTGTTGTTTTGACTTACACGGTCACCACAGCAAAGACATTATTGTTACAATATGTCCACGCCTCGGCATCTGGTAAAGCAAAAGTGATCGTAAAAGCAGGAACGCCGTCCTCGGAAACAATTAGAGCCGTATTCTTTGTCAGTACCGCTAACGGTTTTGGTTTCGCCGAGTTCCCCAATCGCATTGAAGTTATTGCAGGAGATAATGTGCTTGTGGCAATGGCTAACATTGATAAAGGATCGCAGGATTTATATGCCTATATCAATGGCGTAGAAGTGTAAAGGGCATAGCTACTGATGTGGAAGCGGGTAGGGATAACACCTACCCGCAACCACTCGGTTATGATAGGATAAATTATGGCTGATTTGAATGATGCAACAATGGACGTTACGTTATTTGACGATAATAGCGGTAACTACGCCGACATCAACACCGCCCACGAATTATTGGTACGCGATCAGGATGCAATCACCCCGTTAACGGGGATTAAAACCCAAACCGATAAACTCACCTTCACGGGCAATCAGTTACAGGTAATTACCACCCCATCGGCAGACACATCAGCGTCCATCAAAAACGAGTGGCAAACATACACGGAAACGGGTAAAGCCTTTTCAATGACCACACCCATTGTGGTGATCTCTGGACAGCTTGAAACTGACTATATGCTCTTGAGAAACCCGACTGGAGGTACATTAAACGTTGAAATGCACTCCTTGATGTACACCTACTCGAAGGGTTCCGGTCTTGCTTTGGTTAAGATTTACGAGTCTCCGACAATCACCAATAACGGCACAAGCATCACGATCAATAAGATGAAACTAGACGGGAGTACAAGTCCGGTGGGTTTAGCGAGTTATAGCCCAACTATATCGGCACGAGGTATCCTGCGTCGGGTGTTTGGTGCAAGTTCGGTAGGGTCGGCTTTAATTGAATACGATTTGGGGTTGATTATCCCACCTAATCGTTCGTTGTTGTATACCATCGTGCCTGCGGCCAACAACGCAGAACACGCCTTATATTTAGATTGGGCGGAGCATTAAATATGGCAGAATATCTTTATCACACATACGTTTATCACGACACCACCAATGTGTTGGGGGTTAACCCCATCACAGAGGCGGCTAACACAACCGACTTTGAAACAAATTATAAAAGTTTATGCGTCAAAATTGACGATATTACCCCGGGTTCAACCATGTTCGATATTATTAAGACGTACACGGAGTTCAAGGCGTTGATTAGTACACCCATCGCTTGGTCGGATGTTAAATATGCCGATGAAGGTAAAAACTATGACCTTTACTTATTAACCGATCAACCAATTTAAGGAGTATATGGCATCTAAATACAAACATAAGGTTGTTATTTGGAACCCATCAACCGCTACCGAGGCAACCCTCACAACCGCCCTGGATAATCAGGGTAATCAGGGTTGGGAGTTAAAAACCGTCATGCAAAACACAACCACCCGGGCGTTTGCACTATTTATTAAGGCGGTAGCCGCATGAATTACGACATTAACCAGCTACGCAACCTACGGGATAACATAGATATGTACCTGACCAAGGAGGACGAACGTGAACAACATATCTATACAGCCCTCGAAAACTCGATCGCCAAAGCGGTACGGGATAGCCTGGAACCCTTAATCCGTGAACTGATCGAAAAGTCCAAGCAGGATCATTGACGCCAAGTAGTAAACGTGATACAAATTACCTAAGAGTTAACCTCATGGTGGATTGTCCGCCGTGAGGTCTTTTTGTATAAGGAGGATATTATGGCAAAACCCGTCAAGAGCGTTGCACCCAAGGGGAACCCGACACCCAAAACCCCCAAACAAATACAGGGACCACAAAGGGTTTCTCCCCCACCCGGTATTTGGAAAAAGTATGTCGACCCCGCTTCGTCAAAAGCGATCGATGGTGAAGAAGGAATGGGTATGATGAGCAGTATGGTTGAGGTTGTACCGGTAGATAAGGATTACGCATTTGTTCCCACGGAAGTTACTCAAGTTGATAAGGAGTCCACCGAGAACCTGCAAAAGGTCATGGATACAACCATGGATCGGTTTGGCCTCAAATACTAATTAAAGGAGGAGCTTATGATCACACCAAGCACCACAGGCGACCCAATGGGAAGCGGAAACCCGCCTGGTGAATTCAAGGAAGGTTATTTGAACCCCGGTTCAGAACCATCCAGTTATTTTTGTGAGAAACCTTCCTACCGAGCCGATACGGGTCGGGCAGAGAAGGAAAGCGTTGTAGGTAACCAGCCTACTAAAAATGAGTCGACGATTGAAAAGTTCGCTAATCAACCGTCGCTGTAGTTCTTTTACAAATCAATCAAAGGTCGTAGGGTTTTAATGGGCTATGGTTTGAACACGGATGTGTTCCTTGGGCAGGAACCATAGCCAACTAAAGCCCTATGGCTGTAATCAAACCCCCATCGAGTCGTGGCGTTACCACAGCAGGGAGAATGATTAACAGGTCGCTTCTGTTACAAAGCATGAAAGGAGACCGTATGGCAGATTTGCCTAAGGTGGAAGATCAAACCACCCCCGCCCCGTCCGCGGAAACAGAAAACCAGGAAAATACTCCTGGAGGTGACCAAGCAGTAGAGGGTTCGCAACCTCAAGCACCTCAAGAAGAAAGTCCTGCGGAGAGTGGGTTTGAGCGACGCCTCAAGCGACAATCGGAGAAAATCCGTAATATGTCGGAGGAGTTAGAACATTGGAAGGGAATAGCGTCGAGATTGGCAACCGCCGACCAAAAGTCGTTAGGCGGTCAACAACCTCCCCCGCAAACCACCCAATATCCAACTCAAGAGGTTGAGCAAGCCATTAGTACCTTAAAACAACACGGTGTTGTGACCAAAGATGAATTGAACGAGGTGGTCACCCGTATGCGTTGGGATCAGTTACATCGAAGTAACGAAACCGAAGTAGCCTCACATCCCGGTTGGCCGAAATACGACCGAGACGAGGTGGAGGAATACGCCAGGTCAAGAGGAAACTCTGACCCATTGGCGGCTTACAAGGATTTGTATTTTGATGAAATATTGGACTCAACCAAACGTGGTGGCGTATTGCCCCGATCAAAGAATAAGGTCATCACCGAACGACCATCGAAGCCGATTGATAACGCCAGGGAACCTCTCACCTTAGAGGGTTTTCGAAGCCGACTCAACGGACCAGAGGGTCAGAAGTTTTATGAGGAACTTGCTAAAGATCCAGCCAAGTTTGACTCGATCTTGAAACAATTGGCTGAATAACCAAACCGCCTCCGGAACTTATTTAACAAGTTCGATATTCGCAACTTAGCGAGGAGGTGAACTAACATGCCAAATTTTACTACTACCACTTCGGCAGTCTTTATTCCCGAAGTATGGTCAGTTGAAACACAACGCGCCGCCGAAAGAGCTTTGGTTTTGGCTCCGTTAGTCAAAAGGTACGACTCTTTAGTGAAACAACGTGGAGACACCATCCACATCCCTAAAGTGAGTAACCTGTCTGCTAACGACAAAATTCAAAACTCCGAGGTCACCCTGCAAACCGTGACCGAAACCGAAGTCCCGATCGCAATCGATCAATGGAAAGAAGTTTCGTTTGAGATTGAAGACATTGTGAAAGTCCAATCCCAATACGATTTACGGAGTGAATACACCGCCAAGGCTGGTTATGCAATCGCACAAGCGGTTGATACCGACCTGTTCGCGCTGTATGCCTCATTAACGAACGCTGATGTCGGCACCTATGCTGTCGATATTACCGACCCCGTTATTGTGGCCGCTTTGCAAAAACTTGACGAGGCTGATGCCCCGTTGGAGGATCGTTTCTTAGTGATCGCCCCTTCACAGAAGGCCGCTATCATGAAAACTGACAAATTCGTAAAAGCCGATTATCTCGGTCAATACGATATGCCTACTCCAGTAAAACGAGGTCCAAACAATCGTTATCTTTGGGGAGATATTTATGGAATCCCGACCTACTACACCAATCAGGTGCCTGTAACCGCAGGTACGCCTGTACAGACCCATAATATCCTGTTCCACAAAGAAGCCTTTGCTTTGGCGATGCAGATGTCCCCACGGACTCAAGCATCTTACTGGCAGAAGGATCTTTCTTGGTTGGTAACCGCCGATACAATCTACGGAGTCGCCGCATTACGCGGAGACTTTGGAGTTGAGATCAGGAGTTAGAACGTTTAATGGTGGAGGTACCTGCCCGCCTCCACCGCCAGACGTATAAGGAAATATGATTGACGAACAAACATACAACAAAACGGGTTACGGCAAGTACAACTTAAAAAGGGAGTATATCGAGGAAGTTCACTCCCGCACCACAGGACCAGACGGGAAAGTCTACCGAGGTGAAGCCGGACGCCAATTATTACGTAGAAAATTAGAGAAACAAAAATATTATGAACGAACAGGTTAGGGTGGTGGTCGCCCTCCCGACAAGAGGGTTGATTTTTGCAAGAACCCTGACCTCGATGTTAGAAAACGGATTAACAGAGTATTGCATCGTCAACGGGTTACCGTTACCCGATTGTCATAACGAGGCAGTCAGACAGGCGCTAGAGAAAAACGCAACCCACGTCTTCCTCTTAGAGGACGACATTTATCTACCGCCAGGCACCTTACAAAAAATGTTGGAGATCGACGCACCGGTGGTATTCGTCAATTATCCCGTACTTGATACGGGAGAGGGTACGGGTACCATTTTAACGCGACACGGTTTGGTTTGGCATGGTCCTACGGGTTGTGCCTTGGTCAAACGTGAGGTTTTCAACAAAATGAAGTTTCCTTGGTTTGAAACCAAACAGAGTTTCGACGCCAGGACGTTTAACCCGATCAACATACCCACCAAGTACGGAGGTCAGGATATACATTGGGGTTA